ATTTGGTGACGTAGGCTCGGGGCCGATGAATATACCCCACCCTGTTTGAGCACCAAAGACGCCGACGCCCGCAGCTACGAGCAGGTCTCTAATACCTTCCTCGACGGCGGCCATTAAGGTACCTCACAGTCCTAGCGTCTGCCTATAGACGTCGCCTGCCTGATCGAGCATCCCTACCGCGTGCTCGTTAGCAGCCTGCTCGAGGAACTTCGCTTGCGTCGGTGGTGCGTGGTGCACATCAAGATTCTCGTGGACAAACACCGCGTAAGGTGGCCTACCACCCTTACCATACCCGACCTCCCCAACTACTGTACCGTGCCTCCGTCGGACTTCAATGTAACCTGAGGCCTTCAAGATGCCAGTCTTCACAGGTACGAGTTCCTGCGAGCGGTCGAACACAGGCTGTAACATCTGTCTTACGGCCTCTAGAGAGTCGGCCCGTAGCGTCTTGATAAGTCTCGTATAGCTGCCCTCGATCGACTTCATCTGCGAGCGGATCTGTCGGGTGTAGCCAGCTGTGGAGGGGCTCAGACCGCTCGTTACCCTCTGCGGGCCAACTCTGAAGCGTGCTAGTCGTGCGACCATCACATATATGCTTTGCGTTCGAACGAGAGGTTTCTCACATCCGGGATCTTATCAAACCTTTCTACCCGATGCGCGACCTTACCGTCTGTCAGGTTAGTTGGGTCTGCCTCGGAGGTCTCGCCCAACATAAGATAGTCCTCGGTGAGTACGTCAGCTGAGAGGTACGCGACTGCCTTACTGATAGTCTCGCGGCCGTCATCCGACATGAACGTCTCAGTTACGTCCTCCCAACGGCCGTCGAGTACCGTAGGCAAGGCAAACGCATAGCCCCCAAAGCCGTCTGGGGTGACTACCCAATGGGTTACCCTGTCGAAAAAGTCATCAGGCATCAGACAACCCTGAACTCTGCAGGCTTCATCGATGTGACCTGCGAGGCAAGAATACCAGAGGAGTCAAGGGCGAGAGCTTGTTGACCAAAGCGAGTCATATTCAGACCCTCACCGACTTTAATCTCGTAGTCCTCGTCGGAGTCGCCTTTCTTGGAGCGGGTGAGAGCTCCCCGCTCCTCGGCGACAGCAACGAAGTGGGCGGACAGCCAGAGCTCAATCGTCTTCAACCGAGCATCCGTCATGCCCTGCCCAACAAGGTTCTCATCGACTAGTAGCGTCGCCGTGGCAATCAGAGGATCCACGTCGAGGCTCGTCTTGATGAGGCCCTTCACTTCGCTGCTTGTCACACGCGCCATCAGTCTTCCGGCTTCGTCTCGTCGTCCTCATCGCCTTCGGACTCTTTAGGCTCGGTTTCGGACTCCGGCTCCACCGGCTCAGGCTCCACGGGCTCTGTCGCCAGTACTTGTGGCGTCGTCTGGAGGAGATCCCCGAAGGCTACAATCTGAGCCTCGGTCATTTCAACCTGACAGGGACCGACGTACTTCTTACGCCGAAACCTACCCTTCTTACTGATCTTGGGAAAGACCGCATTGAACTTCATGCCCTTCCGTAGGTAGACTGTTCTCGTCTTCTCTGCGGGTGTCATAGCTGAACTCCTCAGCTGTAGTGGACGATGCCGGACTGCAGCGTATAATCGGAGCGAATACGCGGCAAGACGATGGCAAGGACCTTGAAGTTGATGATCATACCACCCTGGGCATCCCACTGGACGGCCCTCGGCTGGATACCGTCGATGACTTCCAGCACGTCGGTGGTAAGCTGCGCGAGAACGACGTTGTTTGCCGTCAAGCGTTCGGTTGGGCGGATGAACGTGATGTTCGACAGCTGGGCCAAGCGTTCCCGGATGGTCTTGTCCGAGTTCGCTTTGTAGTCGTTGTCGAGCCGATCGTCGAACGGCTCCGGGATGTAGATCCCGTAGGGTCCGAACATGTGATCGGCCTTCGCATCGCCCTTCATAGCGATGACCTGATCGATGATGTCCTCGCCTGTGACGGCTGCGGTATCCGTCCAATCGACACCGGAACCGGTATTGCGATCTGGCGCCGTCGTGAGCCCATAGACCGTACCGCCGACGGCTTGGAGTGTCAGGCCGTTGACGAAGGTGTTCTCGATGATCTCGGCTACCTTCCTGGTTGAGACTCGAGCCTGCGAGACGTCGATGGTCTCACCGATCTTACGGGAGGCGGACAGATGCCGAATGTTGAGAGTGAACTCCTTGTGGAAGATCGGGATGGGCATGGTCTGCAGCTGGAAGTCGATGCGATCGTACTCGCCTTCCGTTACACCGGCCATGCTTACCGACGCAGGATCCATGTCGGAGACGCGCTCCCACTGTAGTACCGTCGTCCCCATGGCGTTTGCCAGGGCGAAGCGAAGCCCACGACTGACGAGATCCTGTACGAGACCCAATCGCTCGCGAGCGACATCGACGATGGCGGTGTCGAATAGGAGCCACTCCTCCTTGCGGAGCAGATCCAACGTCCTGAGGGAGTTGGCTTTGAAGTCGCCGTTCATGAGGCGTGCCGCGACGCTCCCGAAAGCCTGAGCGCCACTCCCGCCGAGGCCGGTGATGACATCGACTTCCGCTGGCCCCGGGGTGCTTGTGATAACCTGACCTTCGGGCATGATTACAGTACCTCCATCTTGAGAAAGACCTCGCCGCCACCGCCTGAGTTGTCGACGGCCTCGAGAGCCATGCCGACGACCGCCCGTCGTTCGGCTTCGGTAGTTGCCGCAGCAGTGGTGACGATACGTAGCGTACCGTCACCAGCGGACTCGAGATAGTTCCCGATAACGATGGCATCCGCAGAAGCTGCAAGAACCGCGAGTACCTCGACTCCCGGGGCGCAGACCATGCAGAGTACCTGGTCGCCGATGGCGTACTCGTCGGTGATGGTCTTGCCGGCGAGTTCGTTCTCGAACGCGAACATCGAGGACTGGTTTTCGGCTGCGGCTGCGTGGGGATCGACGTCGCCGTCGGCTGCGAGCGCGAGCAGGTATCCCGGATTGATCGCGGTTCCCGCGACGTACTCCTTCCGGGTGACTTTGTCTCGCCCTTTGAGTAGGATGGTATTTGACATTTCGTGTCCTCCTCCTTAGGCGGACTTGCGTTCGGGGAGATCGAAGACGCTCGGCGCTTCGGGCACCGCACTCGGATCCTCTCCCATGTGTGTACGAAGACCCCCACCTTGACCGGCGAAGGACGGGATGTTGGCGATCCTGGCGAGCTTTTCGAGCCCGTCGAGGCTCATTGCCTTGAGCTCGTCCTCCGTGAAGGAGCAGCGCTCGTTGGCTTTCAGGCCCTTAACGAGATCATCCCTACGCTGGTTGCGAAGGGAGACACCCTCGTTGAGTACCTCTCGGATCTCCGGCGACGCAGTCGAGAGGAACTGCTCCGTAGTGGGCGGCTCCTTGGCCTCCTCGGACCCGGATTCGGACGAGGCAGCTGCCTTTTCGGCCTCCGCTTTCGCCTTCGCGGCAACCTCAGCGTCCTCGGAGGCCTTGACCTCCTTCTCCGCCTCGGGCTCGAGAGCTTCCAACTGGCTCATATTCAGCGTTACGAGCCAGTCCTTGTGCTCGTCAGTGAACTTGGTCCGCTCGTTCGCTACGAGCGCGTCCACCTTCTGAGCGATCTTGGCATCGGGCATGGTGGTATCTCCTTCCTCACGTTTGGATGCCGGTACGAACTCGGTAATGGGACGGACTTCGGTGGTTTTCGACCCTAGGGTTGCGTTACCCTTGTTGTCGAGAGTGAAACTCCTCTGTAGGAGCTTCCCACTCCAGTCAGGCTCATACACGAACGAGTCGCTAAACAGGGCGATGATGAACGGATCCGTCGCCTCGCCCTCTTTCCCAAGGGCAACCATCAGGGACTTCTTTATATCGAAGTCGGCCAGCTCCTTGTTGGCTCGGATGACCTCCGCAGCGTTGCGTAGTGCAACCTCCTCATCGCCTGACTTGAACGAAATGAGGCCCATGAACTTCGTCACGAATGTCCTAAAGCCCCCTTCCGCATTCGGGGTGATCGACGGGTCTGGATTGTTGGGGTCCCCTGCGTTCTGTTTGCCTTTGCCGTCGTCAGGATTGGGTTCGGCCATTACCTTCTTCCTCTTCTTCTTGTGTTTGTGCTTCGAGAGCTTCTGCCCTTTGGAGTCAAAGCACTGACAACCGGGACCACACGCTGCGTTAACTCTCGGAGCCCCACAGCCATCCTCGACCGAGCAGGCACCTACGACGCCTTCTGGGAGGATCGCGAGGTGGTCAGGGGTGACATTCCGCCAGATACCGTCGAAGCTTTGCCCTTTGAACGTACCCTTGCGTACCTCGATGTCGGCAATTAGACCTGTGGAGATCTCAACTAGTTCGCCTGACTGCAGAGCCTCAACGGACTTCTTGACCTCGTCGCCGAGCTCGTCTACCCGCACGAGGTTGATCCAGATCTCCGACTTGAGCTTGTCACCGTCGAGCTTCGTGTTGAATAACAAACCGAAGGCCTCCTCCTGGAGGACTTTCGGCTGATTTGCCGATACCTTCAGGCCATTCACGCTAGGGTGATCAAGGACGATCGGGCGACCGTTCCACCCCTCGGGATGACGCCCGAACTCTGAGGCAAGCGCTAACTCCGGACCGAATAGCGTCTGTGTCAGCCTCAGCTAGGATGTATAGTACACTATTGCTTTCAGACATCGTAAGACCTCGGTCGACCTACCATTATTATAGAGACCAAAAAAAGGAAAATCAAGAGGGTTTTTTAGGACCAACCACACTCTCGTTTCACCCGGTCGATCTACACTGGTCCTACCCCTTTTGCTGTGGGGCGTTCGCGCCACCCACTTCCGTACGCGACGAGGCACATAAGGCCCCCTGGCGCGGATATCACGATGGTCCAAGATCCGGTGCGTACGTCCGCGAAGGTCTCCACCAGTGCACCCTGAGAGGTGACACCCGACGCGACTACTACCTCGCCGAGCTTGCCGGTCAGTAAGTCGACGATAGTCTCACGCGTGCTGCATATCGAGCCGGCAGAGACGATGCTCGACCAGGATGTGAGTACCAATACAAGTACTGCTGTAGCAAGTCGGCGCATGTTTACCTCAGTCGCCTCACGTTGGCGGTTGCAGGTGTCTCGACTTGATCAGTGCTCTGCTCGGCGAGCTCCTCCTTAGCACCCTCGCCTAGCTCGTCGTCACCGCTGCTATCACTGCCCTCAGCGAAGTTAGGCTGTGGTGGTCCGCCCTCGGCTGGGAGGCCTACGATCATACGCGCCTCCGGGAGGGTTGTAATGACCATCGGGTTGGCCTTTGTACCCTGCTTGGCAAGGTTCGCCACGGAGCGGGCGCTCTGTGCGGAAGTTTGCGCTTTCTCAAGCGGCGACATGTGAAAGGCACTTGGCCACACGAACTCCACGTCAGCGGAGCCCTGCGGTAGAATACCAGCGGCATTCAGCAGATCGATGAACGGTCCGAGTATACTGGGTTCTGCAAAGCTCCCACGTCGCTCCTCGACGCGATCCGCCCAGTTCGCACGGTCTTGCTCGGAAGCGAGCTGTCCTGCCTCGGAACCTAGTAGGATGCGTCTCGGGATGCCCGTAGCACCCGAGATCAGGGCGATAATCACCTCGAACTGACCTGTCGGGTCCGCGACTCGGGTACCCAGATTCTTCATCGTAACGCCACGCGTCCTAAGGAACCTACGAAGCTGGTGCTGGAACTCCTCCACCTCGTCTGAGAGGGCTTTCGCGTCGGGCGCAGAAAGATCCATGTCCTTATCGATGTCCATCTGCAAGCCCTGTCTGGCATTCAACCAGAACATCTCTGCGCCGCCACCGACAACCTTGATCAGGTCGTCGAGTAGGTTGTACACCCTCTGCAGACGGGGTATACCAACCACCTCATCCTCGAGGATGGACTCGGCGACGTGGAGTATCCTAGTATGGTGTACCTTAACGTCCTTGCGGCTTGGAGTACGACTCGCGGCCTGGCCCGTGACGCCGAACAGGTTCTTCGGGTCCGAGACCTTAAGCTCGTATATCTCAGGCAAGTTGTACCTAGGACTCTTTGGATCCGAGTCGAACTTTAGAATGTCCGCTGACGTCTGGCCGTACGGCTGGAGGTATAAGATCTCACTGGCGTCGGATGCGGGCTGCTCTAAAGCGCCCGAGTCGTCGAACCCGACGAGCATCGTCGAGTAGAACCCAATACCGGCGAGACGGTCAGTACGTTCGAGGTTGTACCAGATGTTGTTCTTCTTTACCAAGGTGTCCCATGCAGTCGTGAACTCCGGAGACGCAATAACCTCGGGTGGATT